TAGTTACAAGTGCCAAGAGTATGGTCGTACATTGGTAATCGTTCCTAATAAAAGTCTTGTTACTCAAACTGAAGAAGACTATATCAACATGGGATTGGATGTTGGTGTTTACTTTGGCGACAAGAAAGAGTTGGGTAAGACACATACTATCTGCACATGGCAAAGCTTAAACATTATCCTTAAAGGTGATAAAGAATTTGCAGCAGACTTCATTGAACATGTTGTTGCTGTTATTGTAGACGAAGTACATATGGCTAAAGCTGAAGTACTAAAAGATATACTCACTGACTATCTTGCTAATGTTCCAATTCGATGGGGACTAACTGGAACTATTCCCAAGGAAGACTTTGCTTTTGTTGCACTTAGAATTTCCATTGGAGATGTGATAAACACACTTAGTGCCAGCGAGCTTCAAGACCGTGGTGTACTTGCAAACTGTCATGTAAACATTATTCAAACTGAAGAACACAGTGAGTTTACGGATTACCAAAAAGAATTGAAATATTTGACAACTAACCCTGAGCGACTGGATTATGTTGCAAAGCTAACAAGTGAAATTATTAAAACTGGTAATACATTAATACTAGTTGATCGTATTAGTGCAGGAGAAGAACTTGCTGCAAGAATTCCAAACAGCATCTTTGTTTCTGGAGAAATGAAGACAGCAGATCGTAAAGGACATTATGATGAAATTGCCGAAACTATGGACAGAACTATTATTGCCACCTACGGCGTGGCTGCTGTAGGGATCAATATTCCTCGTATCTTCAATCTTGTACTCATTGAGCCTGGCAAGTCTTTTGTTCGCGTCATTCAGTCTATCGGTCGTGGAATTCGTAAGGCACAGGATAAGGATCATGTTCAAATTTGGGATGTGACTGGCAACTGTAAGTTTGCCAAAAGACATTTAACAAAAAGAAAACAGTTCTATAAGGAAGCGAATTATCCTTTCACAATAGACAAAATAAATTACAAATAAGGAATTTTAATGCGTATATTAACTGTAGAGAATACAGTCTTTGAAATGACACAGTTGCCTGATGAAGTATCTGATTTACGTTTCTGTGTACTTGATAATAGTAATCCAGCAGAACCTGACTACTTTTTCTTACCATTGGTATTTCTTGAATCATTCAATGATCCTGCACTTGTACTAAAGATTGGACCTCATACTATTAAGATGCCATACAATTGGCGAATACTAATTGGAGAAGCTGAAATTGGTGACCTCGAAGCATTGCCTTTAACTAAGCTCAATGATCGTGGATTTGAAGCATTTACTTTTAATCCATTGAAGAGCTTTCGTGCAGCATTTTACCCAATTGAGATAGTGGATGTGTATCAAGATGTACGTTGGTTCTTTCCAAAGTTGAAGAATGGACAGTTGCTATGTGTACCGCTTGGGCCAGGGCCAAATCCAGTTTGTGCTTACTTTGTTAAAGACATTAGTCGTGCAAGTGAATGCATTGACATTGCAAAGATACTCTAGTATAATAAGACATGACTGAACCTTCAACACTTAGCATGATGCTGCGAGCAATAGATCTTAAGAAAAGAGACTATTGGGATAATCTTACGGACGAACAGAAGAAGAAACATAGTAGCTATCTTGCTCTACGTTGGGCAAGTTCAGTTAATGGCAATCAAGATCTTGCCAAGTATTATGTGGTTAGTACCAATCAGCAGGTAAACAAAAACTTTTGGAGTTTGAACAAACATCCTAAGCTACAGTGGTTACTGACAACTTGTATTAGTCCAGGTATGGGAGGTCACAGGCATGAGTGGATTGCATTTAAAGGTAAAGCTGCAAAGGATAAGAAGGCACAGATCATTGCCAACTTAAATCCAACAATGAAGATGGATGAAGCAGAACAGTTAAGTGCTTTGATTACAGATGTTGAATTAACTGCTCACCTAAAAGATTTAGGGTGGGAAGACAAAAAGATTAGGGAAGCAATGAAAGGCAAAGGCGATGACAATTAAAAATGTTAATATAGATCCATTTTTAGGATATGGTAATACCAATGATGTATATGGCGGGCAGGAGCTTAGGATCCAAGCAAGTGCTGAACTAATGTCCATGCTAAGTTGGTGGAAGCAATGGGGTCCGGTATTTAATGATGGCAGTATAACAGTTCAAGATGCATTGATTCAAGCTCGTGTATTACATGAATTGAATAAAGAACAAGATGCACAACCAAAGACCTATAGTTGGACTGAAACAACTCTATGAAGGCAGACATGTCAAGTTTGATTGCTGAAGCAGTAGCAAACGCAAAAGAAGGCGATTGCAAATGTCAGTATTGTGGTAAAGGCTTTGTAAGGGAAACTACTCTTATGGCTCATCAGTGTGAGCCAAAACGCAGAGCACAGCAGAAAACTGAAATTGGTGTCAGTCTAGCATATCAAGCTTGGATACGGTTTTATGAGTTGAGTCAAGGTAGTGCCAAATTAAAGACATATGACGACTTTTGTAGGAGTCAGTTCTATGCAGCTTTTGTCAAGTTTGGAAGATATTGTCATAGTATACGTGCTATTAATGCAACACGTTTCATTGACTATGTTATCAAGAATAATATAAAGATAGATCATTGGTGTCGTGAAAAAATATATGATATATATCTGTTGCAGTTGCTAACAAGTGAAGCAACTGAGGATGCACTTGCAAGAGCAATTGAGCACATGCAAGAGTGGTCTGAAACAACAGGAGCTCCATTCAATGATTACTTCAAATGCATTTCATCCAACAGACTCGTTAGTGATATTAGAAACGGTCGCATTAGTGCTTGGAGTTTGTACTGCTGCGACAGTGGTGTTTTGGCTTTGGCTGGGCTAAATCCAGAACAAATTGCATTAGTATGGCCATATATTGATAGTGATATATGGCAAAAGAAGATTAAAGATTATCCTGCTGATGCCGAAATGGCAAAGTATATTCTAAAGGAAGCTGGACTATGAACTACGGTGGAATTGATGCATACCCAAATCCAAAACCTGCTCAGAAGTGGCATCCATGGAGAAAGAAGTTTCTGTGGACGCCTAAGATTATTGACAAAAAAATATACTGGCTAAGATATGTCAACGAAAGATTTCGTATAGTTTCCTGGGTAACTGTTGGCAGCGAAGAAATGTTTGAATATCAATATGCAGTTGACGTTTTCGACCTTATAAAGAAAGATTCACAGTGAAATTCTCAGCTGATATTGATATCGACTTTGCTGATAGAGAAGCAGTGCTTAAAGTTATTAAGCATGTACCTGCTTCAATGGAACGAAATAATGAATGGGTTAAACATAATACTGGTGTATATGTAAATCCAATTCCTGCAGACCCATTTACTAAGTTAAGCAATATTGCCTATCAGCAAGCAGAAGCAATGGGATATATTAAGCTTGATTTATTAAATGTTAATGTTTATAGCCATATTAAAAGCGAAGATCATCTAAATAAACTGATTGCACAAGAACCAAATTGGAATTTATTAAATGATAGATTATTCGTGGAAAAAGTTATTCATATTAATAATCATTATGATCTTATCTGTTGTATGCCTGAGCCAATTGTATCCATACCTCGCATGGCTATGTTTCTTAGTATTATTCGCCCTGCGAAACGGCATTTAGCTGGATTAACTTGGAAAGAAGTCGCAGTGAGTGTATGGGAAAAACCTAAAGGAGAAGGTTACTTCTTTAAGAAAGCACATGCGGTAAGTTATGCACAGTTAGTAGCTGTACATATAAATTTATTAACCGAGACGGCGAACTAACTGTACAACACGACGCTTGGTACGTTTGTTTGCAAGATTGGCTAAACAGACAACATGACCTTGTTGCTCTTTAATATCTTTTACATTTAGCGTAACTAAACTGTATCTAAAATCACTCCACGTATGTTTAAGAAATATATTAATTGGAATTAATCTATTTGATTCCCACCACCATATATCAGCTTGTTCTAAAAATTTACGTTTATGATCTTCTGTTTTTAGTTTGTTAAAAGCGTATATACTAATAATGTCGCCGTCAAAGTTTTGTATTACACCGATATATTCACTGTGCGTGTACTTAATGAAGCTAAGGAAGGGATAGATTTCTAACAATTGTTCCAAACTTTATGACATAAATATTGAGAAGGGGTTAAAGTGCAATCAATCTCAGGGTATTTATATAGACAAGCCATAGAGCTGATTATTATGGATACTGGACCCCACAGGGAGAATACTCTAGTGTACGCTAAACCCTTACAGATATACAAAGGTATCGATAATACAATCAAATTATTGATAAAAAATCAAGATCAAAAGTTACAAAATTTATTAGATAGCACCATTGTGTTTAATCTAATTTCCAGCGACAATCATGAATTGGTATTCACTCGTACATGCACTGTATCTATCAACAAAGGTGTTGCAACATTAACATTAGATGAAATTAATCTAAATGATGTTGCTGCTGGTGTTTATAACTACAGTGTTAAAATAATTAGTGGCGAAGGCGAACCTAAGATAGTCTATGCTGACGACAATTACAACGCCCAAGGGCAAGCTAGAGTAAATGATACAGTATATCCTCAATTTGTACCGAGTCTTCAACCGACCCTTGGGCCATTCTATAATAATAATCCTAGTGCATCAGGATATTCAGTTGCTGATGCTATGTTTTCTGATGTTATGGAAGTTTTTAACCGTGTTAAGTCTCGTTCAACAATGCAAACAGTACAATATTATGGATCAGGATTTACTGGTACAGTAGTAATTCAAGGTAGTCTAAGTGCTACATTAACTGCATATCCAGACGATTGGTTTGATGTCACCGAAGAAAATTTTGATAACTTCAGTGGATGTATGTTTAATAACATTTTAGGAAAGTTTGGGCTAGTGAGATTTAAAATAACAACTGTTGGCGGAACACTAGACAAGATACTTTACAGACCATAATAAATCTGTTATAATACAATATGTTTGAAATCCAACAAGAAATCATATCAGCTTGGACTAGTCGTCGTCGCACCAAAAGTGCTGCTACGGGTTGGATAAGTGCCAATGCTATATGTTGTCATCACAATGGGCAAACGGCTGATCAGCGTGGAAGAGGCGGTATGCTACCCACCCAAGAATTTGGGGTCAGCTACCACTGTTTTAACTGTGGATTTACTGCAAGTTGGCAACCTGGTCGTCGCATCACACTTAAGATGCGTAAGCTATTGGCATGGATGGGTG